GAAAAGGTAATAGTAGCTTTTAATAACAACTCTGAATCTAAAACTACAATAGATGACATTCCTTTAAACGATGCACCTCAACATTATCAGTATTTAGCTGATGAGTGCTTTAGAAAACTAATCGTTGGTCATAGGGTTACATCTCCAATGCTTCTTGGTATTCGTGAAGGTAACGATGGACTTGGAAATAATGCAGAAGAAATCAAGAACGCTACACAACTATTTGACAATATAGTTATACAATGCTTTCAAGACCAAGTAATAGAGTGTATTGATTCAATACTATCAATTAATGATATAGCATTAGACTTATACTTTAAGACTCTTAAACCTCTTGATTTTAGTGATATTGACATAGTTAATGAAGAAATCATAGAAGAAGAAACTGGTTATGAGTTAAATTTAAAAAAAATAGATGGAATTGAAGCTTATAAAACAAAAGAAGAAGCAGAAGCTAAAGCTTTAGAGCAAGGATGTCAAGGATATCACGAACACGAAGAAGATGGTGTTGTTTATTATATGTCTTGTGAGTCTCACGAGAAAGCAAGTCTATCAGATGAAGAATCTGAAAATGTATTAGGTCATTTAGCAGAGAGTGGAGAACAAATGTCAGAAGAATATGTATTTGTTGATGAGATTGATGAAGAAAGCGACATAGACAACGAAGATTGGGCAAATTACTTAATAAAAGAGAAGAAAAGCACACTATCTAAAGTTAAAGGTCTGTTAGGTTTAAAAGATGAAATAGATTCAAAGAAAAAAGGAAGTTCTTTTAGTTATTTAGATTCTAAAAACGGATTGTATAAAATAAGATACACTTACGCAATAGGTTCATCAAAAGCAAGTAGTTCAACAAGAGACTTTTGTAGAAATATGATGAATATGGCATCAACAGGAATAGTATGGACAATTGAAGATATAGACAAAGCATCAAGACAGGGGGTAAATAGAGAATTAGGTCATAATAGACAATCTTACGATTTATTTAAATTTAAAGGTGGAATATATTGTAGACACAAATGGAAAAAGGTCTTATATAGACTTGAAAGCAATACAGAGCCATCAGAGAATTTAGGGAACTATAAAAAGACAAGAAGTATTCCTCAAAGTTATATGAAAAACCCAACAGGTTCTAAACAAGCTGGAATTGCGCCAGAGAATATGCCTAATAGAGGTGCATACCCTAAATAAAATAAGAAATGGCAAAAGCATTATTTATAACAACTAAAGATATTAAAAGGTATTCTGTACTTTCTGGCAATGTAGACCCAGACAAGTTTATCTATATGGTAGAGATTGCACAAGATACAGAAGTACAAAATTATTTAGGAACTAAACTTTTAGAAAAGATACAAGCTTTAATTATAGCTGGAACTATAAACGACCCAGCAAATGCTGATTATAAAACGCTTTTAGAAACGTATGTGAAGCCTATGACTATTTATTGGGCATTGGTATGCTATATGCCTTTTGCTGCTTATACAGTAGCTAATGGTGGTGTATATAAGCACACATCAGAAAGTAGTGTAACAGTAGATAAAGATGAGGTTGATTATTTAGTAGAAAAATATAGAGATATAGCACAATTTTACACTAATAACTTTATAGACTTTATGATATATAATCAAAATACGTATCCAGAGTACAACGCTAACACACAAGATGATACTTATCCAGATACAGCTAACGCAGATTTCGGTGGATGGGTATTATAAGATATAAACAAAAAAAAGAGAATATTGTAAAGTTAGTACAATATCTAAAAAAGAAATATGTGGACACAAACGAACACGCTAAACGCAGAAATAAATTATGAGTATAACAGCGAACACATCAAATTGGGGATTATATTATAGTTATTCTTGGTGGGGAACTGCGCAGAATGATGTAGAATGGGGAGATGATTATTATGTTTCTTATTTAGAATCAGATTTAAGACGTAGAGTTTCAACGTATGAGAATAACATAATGACTATTCAATTGTTAAACGACTTAAAAGAATGTTATGAGTAATTTACTACAAAAAGCAAGTATTGTAACCACTCCAACAGCTTATGGAGTAGGTGTGTTAAATTCTATAAAACCAGCTCAATCATTTGGAGAGGAGCTTATAACCAATGGTAATTTTGCTTCAGGCTATACAGGTTGGAGTACTTACGGAGTTACAAGTGTTTCTGACGGAATAGCAACAATTGGAGCTTCTGCAAATTCAGGTATATTTCAAACAATATTAACACAAAGTAGAAAATACAAAATAACTCTTAATGTAACAAGTTATAATGGAGTAGGGACTGTTGAAGTGTGCGATAATAATGGAGATATAAAATATAGTGTTACTTCAATTGGAGTACAATCTTTCACTTTTACGCAAACACATTCTACTGGGCAAATTCTTTTTAGAGGCAGGTCAAATGCTATATTTAGTTTATCAAGCGTATCAGTAAAAGAAGTAACAGATGCTGATTTCCAATTCAGTAGAAATTCAAGTGCCACAAGAGTTAATCCAGATTATTTAATACAAGATGTTTCAATACTATCTTCTAATTTAGTACAAAACGGAAACTTTAGTGAATTAGGAAGCGAGTTAATTACAAATGGTAACTTTGATACAGATACTAATTGGACTAAAGGAACAGGAACAACAATATCTGGTGGCAACGCTAACTTTGTAAACGCATCAGGAGTTTCTTTATATCAAAATATAGGTACACAAACAGGAACTGTAAAAGTCGAATTTACTGTTACTAATTACACAAGTGGAACTTTAAATGTGTATAGTGGAGGTAATCAATCGGTAGGAGTTGTTAATGTATCTGCAAATGCGTTAGGTACTTATACAGCCTATTTGGTTAGAACTGGAGGTAATGTCAATATTATATTCGGTTCAAGCGATAGTTTTACAGGCTCAATAGACTTCGTATCAGTTAAACAAGTAGACCCTAATGATAATTGGACTTTAGGTACAGGTTGGAGTTTTGGAACTAATGAAGCTATTGTAACTAATTCAACAGTATCAAGCATTTATCAAGAGATACTAACTATAAATAAATTATATAAAGTAAGTTTTACTATTTCAAGTATTACAAGTGGTAGTTTAAAAATAGGAATAGGAACAAGTTTTAGTCAAGAATTTACATCGGCAGGAACTTATACTTTTACTGGCAGACCAACAACAAGTAATCTACTTCAAAGAATAACTCCATCAACTGGTACTAATGCTTCAATAACAAACGTATCAGCAATAGAAGTACAACAAACAGACATACCAAGATTAGATTATACTAATGGTACTGCAAGTATCTTACTTGAGCCACAGAGTACTAACTTGATTCCTTATTCAAGTGATTTTAGTCAGTGGTCTTTAGGCTCTGGAACTACAGTTGAATCTGGTTATTTATCGCCTGATGGAACAAATAATGCTTATAAAGTATCTGGTGGAGGAGGCGCATTAACTGTTGGTTTTCCAATAGCAGACCAAACGCAAACAAGAACAATTTATGCAAAAACAGTAAGTGGAACTGGTCAAGCGCACTTATGTTCGTATTTTGGCAATACTAATAATTTGTTTACTATAACAAACCAATGGCAAAGATTTGAAGTAAACGGAACTACAACTCCAACAGGCTCTGTTAATTTTTATGGTGTGGATTTTAGAGGTAGCACAAATTTAAGTGAAATTATAATTTGGGGCGCACAGACAGAAGTTTTAACATACGCTACATCTTACATACCAACATCAGGAAGTGCAATTACAAGAGCAGCAGAAACATTAAACAACGCAGTTAATAGCGACTTAATAAATTCAACAGAGGGAGTTTTGTATTTTGAAGGTAGTGCTTTAGCTGATGATGGAACTAATAGGTTTATTTCTTTAACAGATGGCAGTAATGACAATAGGATTCTTTTTGGGTATAGAGCAGTTTCAAACCAAATATTTGCAAGAATTGAGGGTAATAATTCAGCATCAGTAGATTTAACAACTGTTTTATCAAATACAGAAATAAATGCTAAAATTGCAATTAGTTATGATAGTTCTTATAATTATAAGATGTTTGTTAATGGTTTTTTAGTAGATAGTGGAGTTGGTACTGATAGTATAGTTGGTTTAGATAGGTTAGATTTTACAAATGCAAGTGGAACTGAAAATTTCTACGGAAACACAAAAGACATAAGAGTATATAACGAAGCATTAACAGATGCACAATTACAAACATTAACAACTTTATAACAAGTGTAACAATTACACCTATAATAACAACAAGAGTAAAT